CAGGCCCCTTCGACTTTCTCCTTCGATTCATCATTTTGAGAGGTAGAACCATGCGTTCTCGCAAGTCTACGAAAGAGCAGGTAGAACCGACCCCAACGCCGCGCACTCCGGTCGCCGGGCTCTCGCGCTCCGAGTACCTGCGCCAGAGCCTCGAGGAGCTCGAAGGCTGGGCGCAGGAAGCCGCCGCTCGTGGCTCGTGGCAGGCGGTGGGCAAGCTCAAGGCCGACGCGATCAAGGTCAAGGTGGACCTCGAGGCGGCGCTCGAACAGGAGTCGGCACCGACCGACGCCATGTCGGACGCGGACCTCGTGGCGCTCATCCAGCGCGCGATCGCCACGGTGCCAGAGGCGCACCTCGAGGTCATCGAGGATGCGTTGGCCTTCCGCCGTGGAAACCAGAAGTGAGAGATCTCGCCGGCCTCGCCCGCGGCCTCGACGCGCTGTCTCGCCGCGCGACTGCCGACCCTCTGGCCTACTTCCGGCCGACGCAGCCGCAGCGTGACTTCCTGGAGTGCTCCGCGCCCGTCGCCATGCTTCGCGCTGGCAACCAGCTCGGAAAGACCTGGGCGGGCTTGGTTGACGTGCTCTACCGTGTCCTCGGCAGTAGCCCATACCAGAAGCTCCCACCCGCGCCGATCGAGGCTTGGATTATCTGCTTCTCGTGGGAACAATCTCTAAGCGTACAAGCCAAATTCCACAGTCTCTGCCCTAAGGGGGCGCTCTCGCCGGGCGTCGAGTTCGTGCCAGGGAAGGGGTATACCGGCCGGGTGCCGATCGTCCGTTTCCGCAACGGCTCGATCGTGCGGTTCAAGACGACCAACCAAGGCTCGCTCGGCCTCGCCTCGGCGACGCTGTCGCACGTGCTCATCGACGAGCCGCCGCCGCCCGACATCTGGGGCGAGCTCTGCGCGCGCGTGCTGCGCCAGCGCGGGCGCATCCGGCTGACGATGACGCCGATCGGCCGGCCGGTCGAGTGGCTCCGCGAGCTCGTCGAGCGCGGCGAGGTGGTCGACCTGCACTATCCTCTGACGGTCCCCAACACGACGCCGATCGGCGGGCGACCGCTCCTGACCGAGGCCGAGATCGAGGCGCTCGCCGCGCGCTATCTCCCCCAAGAGCGAGCCCAGCGACTACACGGTGACTGGGACAAGGGCTTCGTGGAAGGTCGGATCTTCGAGGGCTTCGACGTCGATAAGCACGTCTCCGACCTTCCGCCGATGGGCGAGGTCCAGATCGGCATCGGCATCGACCACGGTACGGATGCGGGCTCGCAGGTGGCGACCCTCACGGCCATCTCGAGGACGGGCGGCGTCGAGGGCAACCCGCGCATCTGGGTACTCGATCAGGTCATCTCGGACGGCCTGACGACGCCCGAACAGGACGCGCGCGACATCCTGCAGATGCTCAAGCGTAGCGGCCTGCTCCTCGAGTCGGTCGACCGTTGGGTCGGCGACCGTCGCCACGGCGGCAAGCGGTGGGGCGGGAAGAAGTCAAACGGCCTGCTCCAACAGGGCTTCGAGCGCGAGCTTCGACTCCCGATCGGGTCGCTGCCGTTCCGCATCCGGACCGCGTGGAAGCCGGCCGGCTCGGTCTACGAGGGCGCGCGCATCCTCCACGCGGCCATGCTCCGCAACGACTTCTTCGTCCATTCGCGCTGCAAGCAACTGATCGACGACCTGACGCATTGGACCGGCGACGACGACCAGCACAAACACGGGATAGACTCGCTGCGATATAGTGCGGTCGAGCTCATTACGACCAAGCTCTACGTCCCGCAAACGCTAAGGATGCACGGATGACCAACTACCAGCAGCAGTCCCCTCCGATGCCTCCGTCGATGCTGGACGCGCGGCGCTGGGAGCATACGCGCCTTCGCCGTCGCCTCCTCGAGGGCACGTGGGAGCAGGATCTCATCGAGCGCCTGGAGCTTCACCTTGGCTCCGTTCGCCGGCAGGCTTGGGGCGTGCCTGACTTGTCGAGCAACCCGTTTCGCATCATCTGTCGCGAGCTCTCGGCGCTCTACATGGCCGCGCCCGACGTGCGGCACACTCGCTCGCCCGAGCGCGCCGAGGCGCTCGTCGGCGGTAACGGGCTCATCGCGCGCTCGGGGCTCTGGGCGACGATGCAGCGGTTCCAGAGCCTTGTCATCGGGTGCCGCGAGTATTGGCAGCGCATCCACGTCTCGGAGGACGGGCGCCTGACCTATCGTCCGGTCCCGCCTGATCTGACGGTCGCCTACGCTGCCGAGGACCGGCCCGACTACCCGCTCGCGGTCCACGAGCTGCGGCTTCGTCAGGCGCCCGATGGTGGGGCGCCGGTTTGGACGTGGGACATTCTGGACATTCGCAACCCGGAGTTTCCCGAGTATCAGATCCGGCTCGCGACCTCCGAGGGCCGCTACGGCGAGGACGTGACCGCGGCCTACCTCGGACAGGGCTACTCGGGCGACGCCTACCCGTACCGTCGCTCGGACGGTCGACCCATTCTGCCCTATGTCCTGTACCATGCCGAGCGCATCGGCGATCGGCTGTTCGACGCCTACGAAGGCATGGAGGTCGTCGAAGGCTCGCTCAACTTGGCGGTCAGCTACTCGTTCCTCCTCCACGTGCTGAAGGACGCGAGCTGGCCGCAGCGGTACGCCGTCGGCGTGCGTCCGCAGGGCGCGTCGATGGAGGGCACGCTTTCGGGCGCGCGGCTTGAGATCATCACCGACCCGGCGACCATCCTCCAGTTCGAGGCGATCGACGAGCAGCAACCCGTCATCGGACAGTTCGCGGCCTCCGCGGACCCTGGCGCGCTTGAGCAGACGATCGCCAGTATGGCCAACCGACTCGCCCAGGACGCCGGCCTTTCGCCGAGCGACATCTCGCGGCTGTCGAGTTCGGCGCGCAGCGGGTACGCAATCGCTCTCACGAACGAGGGCAAGCGCGAGGCGCAGCGCAAATATGCGAGCTCGTTCCGGTCGTCCGACGAAGAGCTCGTCATGAAAACTGCGATCCTGTTCAACCGCGCGACCGGCTCGACGTTCCCGGAGGGCGGGTACTCGGTGTCCTACCGTGCGATCCCGCTCTCTGGTCAAGAGCTCGACGCGCGCCGCACGCACGCGCTCGAGATGCTGGAGGCCGGGCTTATGTCGCGCGTCGAGGCGGTGCGGCTGTTCGACGAGGGGCTGACGCCCGAGGACGCGCGCGCGGTGCTCGACGAGATCGACGCAGCGCACGAGGCCTCGGAGACGCCCGAGCTCGAGGCCGCCGAGGAGGCCGCGGAGGCGGCCGGCCAGCCGGAACCCGACGAGGAGACGGCCGAGGACATGAGTGCCGGTCGTTAGCGAGCGACAGCGCCGCTTCCTCGCGGCGGTGCATCCTGACGTGCTGCGCCGCTTCACCGAGGAAGGCGCCGCGGCGGGTTCCCGGCCGCCTGTCGCGGTCGCGCGCGAGGCCGAGCGCGGGCTCGCGCTGCGACGCGAGTATCGCCGCGGCGGTACGCTGGTCGGCGCTCGTCGAGCGTCCCAGCTCGCGGGCCGCTCGGTCGTCAGCGTCGAGACGCTGCGCCGAATGGTGGCCTATTTCGAGCGTCACGAGATAGACCTACAAGCACCGGCCGCCCGTCCTGGGCATCCGGGGTACCCATCCGCGGGTCGCATCGCCTGGCTTCTGTGGGGCGGCGACTCGGGGCGCGCTTGGGCACGGCGCACCCTGCGGGCTTACGAGCAGAGCCGCAAGGAGTGACATGGCTGACGAGCCGATGACCGACGAAGGGAACAGCCGCGCCGAGGACCGGATCAGGGCGCTCACAAACGAGCGCCGCCAGCTCCGCGAGCAACTCGCGGCGATGCAGAGCCAGCTCGAGGCACAGAGCGAGACGGTCAAGGCAGCCGATGCGCTCAAGGCCCAGCTCGGGGAGTGGGAGGGCCGCTATGCGACCGCGGAGGCCGGCTGGCGCACCGAGCGCGAGCTGCTGGCGCGTGGCATCTCGGACGCCGAGGGGATCGAGTTCGTTCGCCTGGCCTATGACCGGCTCCCCAAGGAGGGCCGTCCCGAGCTCGGCGCGTGGCTCTCGGAGACGGACAAGTTGCCTCGCGGTGTCCGCGCCTACCTGCCGGCAGAGCCCGCCGCGGTTGCGGCCGCCGAGCCTGCCAAGCCGGCCGCGCCGCCGCCGCCTCGCGCCAACGCAGGCGCCCTTCCGACCGGAGGACAGGCACCCTCCCAATGGAGCCCGGAGGCAATCGCGCGGATGTCGCTCCCGGACTACCGCGCACAGCAGGCGGCCATATTGCGCGGAACGGGCGGATAGGGTAGCCTGTCAATACCCGGTCGCGTCGAGTCGCGTTGTCAGCGTTACCCGGTTG